ATTGGATAGGAGATAATGCAGAGCAAGTTTTATTGTCAGCTTGCCTATATGAAAGTTCCTCTTTTCTAAAGGCACCCGATAGTGTAAACTTGTATAAAGCTCAGTTTGATGAAGCAATAGCTTTATTCCAACAAGAGATGCAACGTAATTATAGAGCAGAATACGAAGGAGGTATTTAACAAATGGCAATTACACAAGCAATGTGTACAAGTTTTAAGGCAGATGTTTTAAATAAAGAACAAGACCTCGAAGCTGATACACTAAAAATAGCACTTTACACAAGTTCTGCAACATTAGGAGCAGCAACTACTGCGTACTCTGCAACAAATGAAATATCAGGAACTGGATACTCAGCAGGGGGTGTTACACTAACATCAACAACAGTAGCGACCACTGGCACAACTGCATACTTTGATGCAGATGACCCAGAATGGACAAGTGCAAGTTTTACTGCTAGAGGTGCTTTAATATACAATAGCACTAACGCAGATAAAGCTATAGCAGTTCTAGACTTTGGTGGAGACTTTACAGTTTCAAGTGGTACATTTAGGATTGTATTTCCAGCAGCAGGAGCTTCAGCAATTGTAAGGATAGACTAAAATGGCAAGCACATACGTTAATGATCTTAGACTTAATGAATTAGGCACTGGCGATGCTAGTGGTACTTGGGGAACTATAACAAACCTCAACCTAGAATTGATAGGTGAGGGATTAAGTTATGGTACTCAAGATTGTTTTACCTCAAATGCAGACGCCACAACTACTGTGGCAGATGGAGCAAGTGATCCAGCAAGAGCGATGTATTTTAAAGTAACATCCTCAGCAACATTAACTGCGACAAGAACATTAACTATAGCCCCAAATACTGTATCAAGATTGCAATACATAGAAAATGCTACAACTGGTGGTCAGTCTATAAATATATCCCAAGGCAGTGGATCAAATGTCACAATCCCAAGTGGGGCTACAAAAGCAGTATATTTGGATGGTGCAGGCAGCGGAGCAGCAGTAACAGACGCTTTTGCTAACTTTAGTGCAGGCACAATCACTGCTTCACTGACAGGTACAGCATCAAATGCTGCCTTACTTGATAGCCTTGACAGTACACAGTTTCTACGAAGTGATGCAGCAGATACCAAGACATCAGGTGATTTATCTTTTAGTGATAACGTAAAAGCCATATTTGGTAATGGCTCTGACCTACAGATTTATCACGATTCAAGTGGAAGCCATAGTCAAATTAAAGAAAGTGGTACTGGTAATCTTCAAATTTGGGCAGATGATTTATATATTATCAAGTCAGACGGCTCTGAAACCAAAGCACAATTTAATTCTGATGGTAATGTCCGTTTATTTTATAATGGCTTAGAAAAACTAGCGACCAAGTCAGATGGTGTAGACATCACAGGCGAACTTCAAGCTGACAGTCTAGACATTGATGGTGATGCTGATATTAGTGGTGCACTTACAATGGGTGGTAATATTAATCTGCAAGACAATGACACCCTAAGAATAGGTACGAGTGCTGACTTTCGTCTTTACCACGATGGTTCTAATTCATACATAGATGACCTTGGTACTGGTGATTTATATATTCGTGCTAGTGATGACCTATTCATTCAAAAATATACTGGCGAAACAATGATTCATTGTAATGTTGATAGTTCAGTAGACATTTATTATGACAACAGCAAAAAACTAGCTACTTCAGGAGTTGGTGTCACAGTAACAGGTAGTGTTACTGCCAGTGATTACTTTGGGCTAAATGCTGCCAACTACATGCAGTTCAGTAATAACTCTTACGCAAGGTTCGTACTTAACAGTGGTGAACGTGCTAGGGTGGAAGCAGATGGTGACTTCCATGCAGATGGTGACGTAATTGCTTACTCAACAACTATATCAGACGAAAGACTGAAGACAGATATTGAGAAGATTGAAAATGCTACAGACAAAGTAAGTCAGCTAAATGGTTACACATTCACATACAAAGCAGATGGTAAGAAATCAGCAGGTGTTATTGCACAAGAAGTAGAGAAAGTTCTACCAAGTGCAGTAAGTGAGAAAGAGTTACCATTGAAAATGGATGATGGTGTAGCATATAAGACTGTACAATACGACCAAATCATAGGTCTACTAATTGAGTCAATCAAAGAACTTAAGCAAGAAATAAATGAATTAAGAGGTAATTAAATGGCAATTACTCCTTCTGGACAAGTAAAGTTTTCAGATTTAAGAACTGAGTTTATAGGAGGGTCAGGTCAAGTTCCACTAGGTAGTTTGTATAGAGGTGGAACAAATATAAGGTCAAAATCCCCAAATAATAACGCCGTAAATCTAGCAGCAGATGTTCCTACAACTGGAGAACTACAATTAAGTGATTATTATGGAACTGCAAAAGGTTTTAGATTTACATACAATGCCAGTTCAACTGATCAAGATGCTTCAAATTTGTTTGGAAATGATTATGCAGTTGATTACCCTAAAGAAATAGTAATTCCTTCTTCAGTAACATTAGGCACAAATAACACTTCTGAATATGCTTTAGAGATAAACAGTGGTGCATCTGGACCAGTTACTGTAACTAACAATGGAACTATAATTGGTGCTGGAGGAAGTGGAGGTGGAGGTGGTTCTGTAAATAGTGGGTCAGGATCTGCAGGATCCGCAGGTGGTGACGCTATAAAAATCGCTAGTGCAACTACTTTTGTTAATAATGGAAGCATATTAGCAGGAGGTGGAGGTGCTGGTGGAGGTGGTGGAGGTGGAGTAGGTGGTAACCTTTCCCAACAACAACAAACCACTGGACAACAGGGACCAAAATATTTCACTCAAACAGCACATGGTGGTGGAGCACATTTTTGGTCAGTAGGAACAAATGGAATAAATACTGCCTCTCCTTCAGGTGCTATTTTGTACAACCCTGGAAATCCAATGAGTGCAACTATTGTTTGGGAAAATTCCACAATACTCAATAACCCTAACTACACAAACTTTATTAATGTTACCTCATACGCACAAGGTTCAAATACATATAATAGAGGGCCGTATTTCAATAGCAATTTCGTTTATGGTGAGGAAAGTCCAAGTCGAACAAACTATCGTTATCGTATTTATAAAACATTTCCTCAACAACAACAAACCCAAGCCACTGGTGGCAATGGAGGTGTTGGTGGAGCAGGTGGCGTAGGTAGGGGATATAATAACCCAACTGCAGGAGGTGGAGCAGGTGGAGGAGGAGGGTCACCAAGTCCAGCAGGTAATGGCGGTCCAGGTGGAACTGGAGGAACAGGTGGTGGCTATGGTCAATCAGGGGCATCAGGAGGCACTGGATCAGCAGGAACACCTTCCACAACAGCAGGAGCATCTGGAGGAAGTGGTGGAGGTGGAGGAGCTGCTGGATTGGCAGTTGAAAAAGCGGCACCTATAAGTTTTACATTCACAAATAATGGTACAGTTTCAGGAACTGTGCAGAGTTAAGGAAATACACAATGGCAACATATACATGGACAATAGAAGTATTATTCACAAAAGATATTACAAAAGATGGCACTACATATCCTGACGCAATAATTAGAGTAGGGGCAATGCTAACTGGACAAAGTGATACAATTCCTAGTATAAGCTCAGGTAGCTATTTTGATCTTGATATAGATGTAGATAATATAGGAAGCAATTTTATCTCTTATTCTTCAGTAACAGAAGCAGAAGTGATAACGTGGGTACAAAGTAGAGTAGATCCTGACATGTTAGCAGATATAAAAGCTGGTATAGAACGAGATATAGAATTTAAAGAAAAAGTCTATGGTGCAAACCCTAAAGAAGACGCTGAAGGTAATCCCACATTTCCTTGGGGAACTCCTAATTAAACCCTAAAAAAATGTAAAAAACATTTACAAATTAAATAAACTCTATATATTTTATTTATGAAGGTAGAACATCATGAATAAAATAGTAAATTGTTTAACAAAGTCTCAAGCTGAATTGACTTTAAATCATATTAATTATTTAGTTGATAACAAATATATTGAAAGAAATCCAAATGGTTCAGATACGTTTGATAATACTTGTCAATTGTATAGTGATCCTCCTATTGAAAATATATTACATTATCTTAAACCAAAAATTGAAGAAGCGTATGGTAAAGAATTAGTACCTACATATTCATTTTGGAGAAGATATTTCAAAGGTCAAGATTGCCCACCTCATACAGACAGACCTTCATGTGAGGTAAGTATTACTTTAAACTTAGGTGGAGATGGAGGAAATAATTGGGCAATTTATGTAGAAGATCAAAAATTTGAATTAGAAATTGGTCAAGCTGTTATTTACAAAGGGTGCGAACAAGAACACTGGAGGCATGAACTCCAATACAATCACCACACACAACTTTTCTTGCATTATATAGAAAAAGGAGGACAATTCTATCCTCAATTTGCATATGATCAAAGACCTAATTTATATCATTGACCATACTGAGGAAAAATGAATTACCCTACTGTTCAAGTAACTAATTTTTTTAATAACCCAGATTATATATCTGATCTAGCTAAATCTTTAGAATACTACAAATCAGAAGGTAATTACCCAGGATGCAGAACAAAACCATTACATGAAATAGATTCAGACTTACATAGAAGTATTAGCAATCAAATTCTTAGACTTTTGTATCCAGATTTTAATGTTTTTGCTAATATATCATGGGTAAATTTAGCATATTTTCAAAAAATATCATATGAAGATGTAGAATTTAATATTTTAAACAAAGAAAACTCTGGTAAAGGTTGGATACATCAAGATAGCACCGCAAAATACACTGTTATAATTTACCTTTCAAAAGGTGAGGGGTCTGGGACAGCTATATATTCTAGAGAAGATGGTTTTAACACAGCAGATCCAGAACTTGATGATGTAAATTGGCGTGAAGTTAAATACAATTACATAACAAAGACAAAACCTACAACTCTTGATGACTTTAGTAAATCTTTAAACGCTCATACAAAAAAATTTAAGATGCAGTGTTTATTTAATTCATCATATAATAAAATGATTGGCTTTGATGGTGCTACTCCTCATGGTGCAGTATTTAAATTAAAACCTAATGAAGAAAGAATAACCTACATTAGTTTTTTTAATGAAATCGTAGCACCTTACACCCATATAGGAGAAATGAGGAGAATATGAGAAGAAATATAATAATAGCTAAAAAAGCTCTATCTGCTGATCTTTGCAATACAATTATAGAAAGGGCAAAGCCTAGTTTCGAAAAAGGATACACTGGAACACCTGATAAAACTAACTCTATAAGACAAAGCCAAGTAAGTTGGTTAAATGGAACAATTAGGCATTTAGATATATATACGCCTGTGTCTCAATTGATACATAAAGTAAATTCAGAGTTCTATAATTTTGATTTAATGGATCCTGAACCTTTTCAGATAACAAAATATGATGAAAGTAATCAAGGCTTTTACAAACCTCATGAAGATGGTGTGTATGATATGGTTCCTGAAAATCAATACGTTAGAAAATTATCAGTTTCAATACAATTAACTTCACCAGAACATTATCAAGGTGGCACGTTTCAGTTTCCAGATGATGTAGATAGCTTTAATGTAGAAGATTCTTTAGAACAAGGAACAGCAATATTTTTTCCATCATATATAAAACATGGCGTTGTTCCAGTAACCAAAGGCACTAGATATAGTTTGGTATGTTGGGTAGCAGGTCCAAATTTTAGATAGGAGAAAAAATGTATTATGTAGTTTATGATAATTTTCTTAATGCAGAAGAATATGGAATATTAAAACAATATCTGGGTCCTGGTGGAGCATTTCCTTGGAGGTTGGGTTCAAGAATAAATGCTCATGATGAAAGCAATGATGATATGTACTTTGCTACTATGATTTACCATAGTTATGAAGACGGGTGGAAAAACGACATAGACTCAAAACCATTCCAATTTATAAGTTCTAAAATACACATAGAAAGCTTATTTAGAATAAAAGCTAACTTATATTTTCCTAGTAAGACAAAAGAAGTTCAGCATCATGCTCCACATAGAGATTCAAACTTTAAACATCAAGGGGCTTTGTTTTTTTTGACAACGTGTGACGCTCCCACAACTATGGAGGATGGCACTAAAATTGAATCGATAGAAAATAGGTTATTATTGTTTGATCCTACGACTATGCACTCTAGCTCCTCTCCTACTAATGCACCTTATAGAGTAACAATCAATTTCAATTATTTTGGTGCAGGAATTAATGATGGGTATAAGGCAGATATAATGCAAAACCCAATACCTATTGTCAAATACAACGAAGAAATATTAGATCAAATATTTATAAAATAGCCATAGGTGAGTTATGACATTAGATTTAAATTGTTCAATTATCAGACCTTTTGGTCCTGCCATACTTAAAATAACAATACCCTTAGATATAGTAAAAAATGTAAATGATTTTGCAGATAATCAACAAAACAAAATAGATAATAAAGATCAATTAGCAAGTCTTATAGAAGATGTGCCACAGATTTCACATGAACAATTAGAGCAATTAGGATTAAATAATTTGTTTTTGGAATCAAGTAGACATTATTTACAGTCTGTCACAAAACACAAAAGTGTAGATGTTAGAATACTAGCGGCGTGGATAAACAATCAAATAGAAAATGAGTATAATCCCGTCCATTATCATATGAATTGTAAAGTTTCAGCAGTTTTATATTTAAAAATACCAAATTATGAA